TGCCCTTGTGGACTACCTTGGCAATGCGGGCTCCGACGCCGCTTCGTACTCTGGTGGGGTTCGTCCGGAGTTCTGGTTGGTTAGATAAATCGCGGGGCCTTGTGCCCCGTTTATATTTTATGGAGGATAGACTGAAATGCAGAAACCAAATTTAACTAAGATCTGTAAAAGTGTAAAAACAGCTACAGTAAAGCATAGTCCCGAAATCCTCACAGGAGTTGGAATTGCTGGAATGGTGACAACTACCGTAATGGCCGTACGAGCCACCCCTAAAG